GTTATTCTAATGTTATCTGTCGTCGTCTTGAAAGTGTTTGGCATCATTTAACCTAGGAGTCTTCCATGACTTTTCAAAGCACAATCCGTGCCTTTCAAGGTACTCTCGCTAACTTCCATTTTAAGGATGAACAACGAGACTTCCCTGAGGAATTTGCTGTTAAAAGATTCCTCAAGAAGTTTGAAGTACCTGATCTAAAAGCGTCCGCCCTCCGTAAACAGAAATGTTGGGAGGATTGGATTAATTCCGATCAAAGCCTATCCAGGGTAACAACAGCGTCTTTTCTCTTAGTCCCTGTTTTGTATAAAGCAAGAGCCGACCTTCACAGGTTTCGCTCCCAGATTAAATTCAACACTTGGGACTTGCCGAAAGGGAGTGAATACTTCCCAACGGCTGGTCAAAACTCGATCGAGTCTCGACTCAACCGTAGCAGATGGTCTTGCACGCATGACAACTTCGAGCGTTTCGCCCGTTTTGTCTATTCGTGCAAGGCCATGAAGAGAGCGTTTAGAAAACGCTACGAGCAGTGGTTCTCAAGAAGTTCATTTATAGAATCGAGGCTTTATACAGATAAACTATTGTATAAACGCTTTAGCTCAATTTCCGACAATCCCACCTGGGATTGTTTTTTATGGAAACTGAGTCAAATCACTGAGTTTACTCAGGGCAGTCGTTTTACGACTGTTCCTAAGAACAACTTAGTTGATAGACCTATTAATGTGGAACCTATTGGGAATCTAGTCGTACAGAGGCAGATAGGGAATTATATTCGGTCCGAGCTTAAAAGGCTCTATGCCGTTGATCTCGACAACCTCGCTGAAAAACATCGTGAGATGATTAAAAGCAAAGGCGTGTCTATGATCGACTTAAAGAATGCTAGTGATTCAATTACTAACACTTTGTGTCAATTCCTTTTCCAGAAAGCTTTCTTCTCAGAGCTGCAGAATTCCCGCAGCCCGTATGTCCTCGGCCTAGATCAGGCCTTTCACTCTACTCATAAAATTTCGAGTATGGGTAACGGATATACGTTTGAGTTGATGACTTTAATCTTAACCTCTATAGTTCGACAATTCGATCCGAACGGGTCCGTTTTTGGCGACGATATCATTATCGCCGACGAGCACGCACAAGATCTTATTGCCCTTCTTGAAGGGATCGGGTTCGTTGTGAATAAGGAGAAAACGTTTGTTAACTCCCCATTTCGCGAGAGCTGTGGCTCAAACTATCATGAAGAGTACGGTTACATAGAGTCTTACGACTTTAAGTACCCAGTGACTATTCATGACTGTGTTGTTTTATACAACAAGGCCCTACGCCTCTCACGAAAGTATCCAACTTTCGAAGAACTCCGACTCAAACTTCGGCGTCACATCCCCAAGGTCTTACAGGGGGTAACAGAACCGTTCTTCTTTTCACAGAAGATCGACCATGTTTATGCCGACGACTCACCGTTACAGCTAAGCAACTTCTTTCGGTGTTCTGATTCTGGTTTTAAGCCAGATTCGAAACTAAAGTTGGCGTTGGAAACGCTGGCTTTAAAGCTCTGTTACGATGTCAAATCGTTAAGATTTGTCACCGGCTTTGCTTATTGTCCGAAGTTGCGATCCCCTACCCGAAGGTCCTTAGAACGTTGTCATTGGGCTAAGTACGAAATGTACTTACACAGTGGCATGGTCTCGAAGGACATTCTCGTAGGGGGCGGGCACTGGGTCTCTTGTCTCTACGTTTGTATTGACGGCGCACCTTCGCGGTGGACCGAAAATTACTTACGTAGTTAAGAGACGTGGCTGAACGTGAGTTCAGCTCCGGGCGACCGGGGGCCCCCGAAAGGGGGATAACCAGAGAGAAATTTCTGATATGTTTAG